CGAATGAATTGAACGTAAAGCGGCTGGGCAGACAAACTCAATCGAACCCCTTCCAGTGGAAGAGCCTGGTTTACCCAGCCGCGCCACGAATGAATTGAACGTAAAGCGGCTGGGCAGACAAACTCAACCGGAACCCCTTCCAGTGGAAGAAAAAAGAGAGTATCACAAAGTATTGTAAAGTAATAAACATTGTGATATAGTAGATGTATGATTAAATATCCCCGTAAAGTTACAATGCGAATGCAACCTGACGATTGGGATCTGATAAGCGCCCAGGGTGTGCCAACCTTCAACCGTGGCACGTTTGTCAACATCGCTCTTGACGATGGTGACATTGCTAAACTTGAGAAGATAGCAAGGGTACACTCAGTACCTGGCTTCTCGATGGAAAAATCAAATGCCCTCAGGGTGGCTTTGCACGCTTATTGCGTAGAGCAGCGAGGGCACGAGATACTTACTGATCTGCTTCGAGCGGCATTGTCCTGGTACGCGGAAAGAGTGGGGGTCGCGATGCGAGAAGTAGAGCCCCCTTTTTTAGTAAAGGCCTGAATTTATTTGATCGGTCTGCCTGGAAGCGGGCAGCCTGGAAGCAAATCAAGGGCAAGTGATTTAAAGCAACAATCCCCCTGCTTAGAACAGAGGGATTGTAGACGGTGAACCTATCATCGTCAGGTTGCGCGGAACCTTAACAATAAAATAGGTTATGGGCGGCTGATGGGTTTCGAACCCACAACATTCGCTTGTGCAGTCAATTATTCAACAGGTTTTGGATAGGCAGATATGGCTTTATTGCCTCCTGTTCTAACTGGCGGGTGTAGAGAAGCACCATTTCCAGGTTAGACCATCGCCCAGCCCTTTGTACTATTTTGGTCGGCGCGCCATTGCGCGTGGCTAGTGTTGCGAATGTTCTTCGCAGATCGTGGGGGGAAAGTTTGATACCCAAGTCTCTCCCCCATTGTTTGACGATTGACTGTAAACCCTCGCGGGTGAGCGGTTGACCTGAGCGCGAATTGCAGAACAGGGTATCGCTGCCCACTGGCTTGACCTGCAGCCAGTCGTCGATAAACATGGCGGTTTGCTGAGAATAGCAAGCGGTGTCCCACTCTCCGCCTTTTATAATGACGGCTAAAGTAAGTTCGGCTGGATGATAGTCTACTCGCTTGAGTGTGCAAAGCTCATTGAGTCGCAGGCCGGTATCGATGGCTAGTGCAGCAATGGCAAGATCACGTTTGCCTTTGACTGATGACGTTTTGAAATGGGATAGTAAATCGATGGTTACTTGTGGGGTTAACGTGCGTTGCGGTTTTGTTCTTCGCCGTTTCAATTTCACGTTTGTGGCGGGGTGGTTCTCGCCGTAGGTGTATTTGAGATATTGACGGCAAGCCACTACGAAAAGGTATTGTTGGTTGTTCCCCCAATTCGGTCGTTCGATAAATTTTAATAGATCCCAGGCTGTCAAATGTTCTAGATCTGGCAGTTTGATTAGCTCGCGCAAAATACGATTGTATCGGTCGCGGGTGTTCTTCGAATACGGTTTCGATATGATGAATTTCTCGATTGAATCCATGACATTCTCCTATTGTGATTTACGGGTTGCTCCCCGTGCATCAAATTCTAACGGCGGTCAGGTTGCCGGTAAAAAGGAGGTGAGGCAATTTTCAAAATAGTCCGAGTAGGGGGACTCGGACTAAGAACCGGTGGAGTCTCTGAGGTTCTTCCGGTGGTCATATTCTAGCACTTAATTTCACAAAAAGGAGTCTCTGATGGATGTTTTATTTTTGCTCGTTGTACTTGTAATCATTTTCATGCCGTGGATCGCTACGGCGATTGGGGGCTGAATGACAGCTGACGATTGGGTGTTCTTGCTTGCTTGCTTGAACGCGTCCACGTCTCTGGGCGCGGCTTGCATCGTGGCTTGGACGCGCCACGGTGAAGCCGACGAGGAACAGGAGCTTATACCTTCTCCAATTGTGAGATTTGTCTACGGAGCTGATTCGAGTTGGATCACCACCCAGGATCGTGATGATCTGCTGACCGAGATGGACAAGCAGAGATTCGCCGAGATGGTCGAGAGTGGCGCGGCGTTGTCTCGCCGGTCTGCTCTGGCATACGGTATAGGTCGCGCTGATTGGGAAAGGATTTGTCACGGACTGGCGCGGGTAGGTGTGGCTGAGTACGGTCACGGTCGTGCGCTGGCGCTGAACTCGTCCGCGTGGGAATATTTGCGCATCCCCTCCCCCGCTGGCTGGAAGCGGCAATCTGCCCACTGAACACGGGTAAACCCAAGCCCAGCCCAGCCCAATAGCGGAGGGGGGGTGTGAACTGTGGTGTTGACTCGGCCGCGAGGCGGTCGTGACTGAAACTAGGAGAGCAAATAATGATGGATAAATACGAGATACTTTCAATTATCGCCCCCATTGCCGCCCCAGCAGCCCCGGCGACGATGTTAATCAACATCCTTTACGTTGACTTGCTGCGGGAGTCGGTAAACAGCGGCGTTGCGATCGGGGCGGCTGTGCTTTCAGGCGTTGGGGCGGAAGCCTCCGGCATGATTGCGGCTTACGTGGGTGTGCAGGCCTACCGTAAGCAGAAATACGGGCTGATGATGGTGGCCATGGTCGCGTTTGTGGTCTATGCGGCATTCATGGCGGTGGGTATATCGTCTGCTAAAAACCCTGTCTCGATGGTCAGCACGATCATCATCAGTGTTATGGCCTATGTTGCCGTCGCAATGCTCACTGATCTTCGATCGATCATTAAGGATGCGCAGACTGAAACGGACAATAAAATAGCGGTGCTGGAAGCTGAGCGGCTGCTTTCCAACTCCAGAAACCGTGGTTTGAAACTGTCCACCGGTGGACAGACCGTTGGACAGACCGGTAGACAATCTACTCAATTCGTAGTCGACCCGGCCTTGATCGCTGCGATAGAGGCCTTCTGGCAAGCCAACCCGAGCGCAAGCCTGCGAGATTGCGCGGCGGCGGTTGGCTGCAGCCCAATGACGGCTGGAAAATATAAGCCATGAACAACCTTTCTTTCTATCGCACGGTTCGCGGTGCGCCTGCTTTGGTCTTGCTCATCCTCGTGATTGAGCGGAGGCAATTGAGTCTCACTGAACTCTGTCACCTGGCAAAGTACGATCGCAGAACGCTTTATGAAGCGTTTCGCACACTCGGATTTGAAGGTCTCGATATCTGTTCGGTAAGTGTTCGTGACCATGGCGAGCAGTATATTGCGATGGGATCGGGTGGTCAGAAATTGCTGTTTGAAAATCCAGATGTACAAAAAATGTACATCTGTGGGTCTAAAGAACTTAATAATAATGATCAACCTTTAATTGATATTAATAGAGTTAATGAATCATTATTATTAGGGACCAGATGTACGTTAAATGTACATCTGGCGCAAAATCCGAGTTTTGACGAGTGTTTACACACGGCAAAACGACTCGGGATTGGTGACCCAAGCGCGACTCAGATCGCCAATTCCAGGCACCCGGAGACGGGCGATTGGATGACTCCTGCGCTGATTACTGCGCATGTAAAAGGTCTGAAAAGGCCTCAGGAAAAGATCGGCTTGGCTATCCACAGACTCAAGGACTGGCAGGCGATAGAGACTGAACCGGTGAAAAAGACCACCGAAGAACTTGTAGCGGAATTTATGAACCGCAAGGTTTAACATGACGAGCGCACTAAAGCGAGGGTGCCGGCTATGGACATAATCACTTTGTTTGAGTTTGCTGCACTGGTTGGACGGCTGCGGCGTTTGCAAGTTGCTCCCCAGGATAAATTTACCAGGGAGACAATTATCAGCCTTGAGCGCGAAGTCGATCAGACTTTGATACGGATCCAGGACAACATCGACCGGCTTAATCTAATGCTAAAAGAACAATAAAAGATGTATATTGAAAATGATAATCATTATCAATAAGGATGAGATGGCAAGGCCAACCAAATTCACACCAGAAGCACAGATGGCAATCGTGGACGCGCTGACAGTCGGCGCGACCTATACCGATGCTGCTGGGGCTGCGGGTGTGTCTGACCAAACCCTCCGTAACTGGATTATGTTGGGAGAGTCTCGAACTTCGGGTAAGTATTTTGGGTTTCTTGTGTCTTGCAGGCGGGCTGAGGCTGCTGCCAGGCTGAAATACACCAAAGTTATTTACGATGCGGCCAACCTGGGTGATTGGCGGGCGGCGATGGAGTTTCTCAAGCGCAGAGACCGTGCGACTTGGGGCGACTCGGTGGATGTGACCTCGGCCGGCGCGGCGATCACCTCGTCACCGCTGGATTTGTCAAAGTTAAACGCGGCTGAACTTGCCAGCCTGGAGGCGATCATTGAAAAATATCAGACTCCAACCACTGGCAGCCGTTCAGGCTGAGCACTGCCGCAAGGATTTTTATTATTACGTCAAAAAGGCTTGGCAGGTTGTGGAGCCTGAGACGCAATACGTAGATAACTGGCACATTGGCATGATCTGCGAGTACCTGAGCGCGGTTACTGCTGGCCAGATCCAGAACCTTATTATCAATATCCCACCCAGGCACATGAAGAGCTTGTTAGTTTCGGTCTTCTGGCCAACCTGGACATGGACTCACAGTCCAGAGGTTCGCTGGCTGACCGGTTCTTATGCCGATCCGCTCGCGGTGCGGGATGCGCTGAAAAGCCGGCGCATAATTCAATCAGACTGGTATCAACAGCGTTTCGGAGATGTATTTCAGATGACCGGTGATCAGAACATGAAGAGTCGCTACGAGAACGACCGCACAGGTTACCGTCTGGCCTTTGGTCTGGGTGGCTCGATCACTGGCGAGGGCGGCGATATTATTGTCGTAGACGACCCGCTGAAAGCACAGGACGCGGATAGCGACATCATCCGTGAGCGCATCAACGACATTTACGACTCGACTGTATCCACGCGAGGCAATGACCCGAAGACGGTCAGGCGCGTGATTATCATGCAGCGGCTGCACGAGAACGATTTGACTGGTCATCTCCTGGACAAGATGAAGATAGACGGCGCGCATCAATACGAGCACTTGTGCTTGCCAACCGAATACGAACCGAATCGGTATTTCTCGGGGCTTGGTCTCGGAGATCCACGCAAGGTCAGCGGTGAGTTGCTCTGGCCTGAGCGGTTCGGGGAGAAAGAAAACGCTGCAGCACACGCTGACCTTGGCCTCCGTGGATACGCTGGGCAGCACGGGCAGCGGCCTGCGCCGGCCGGCGGGAATATTTATCAAGTTACCTGGTGGGAAGGTGGTAGGAACCGGTACTCTGCGCGTGAGGGTGTGGTGGTGGGTCGCTGGATGAGCTGGGATACTGCCCTCAAGGATCGGGAGCAGGCGGATACATCAGCCCTCACAGTCTGGGAATTGCTCGACGATTACCGCTTGCGGCTGCGGTTTGCTAGCTGGCAGCGCTTGCAGTTCCCCCAGTTGGCAAGTGCGATTCAGGACGAGGCGCGGCGTTGGATGTATGATGGCAAGCTGCGCGGGATCATCGTTGAGGATAAGGTCAGCGGTATCTCTGCCTTGCAGACATTAGACCAATCCGCTCCACGCAACATCGCAGAACTCCTCATTCCCTTCCAGCCTGGGCAGGTCTCGAAGGAAGGACGAGCGAGGCAGGCGAGTTTGTGGTGTGAGCGCGGCTGCATACTGCTGCCGGAACCGTCTGAGTCTGTGCCGTGGCTGCTGGACTTTGAAGACCAGTTGTACAAGTTCCCGGCTGGACGGGTGAAGGATACCGTCGACTCTATGGCACAGGCAATACTATTTCTTGAGCACCTGCTGGCTGAAGGCTGGCAGGCTAGAACATGGAGCAACACACGATGAACACGACACCACAAATGCAGTGGGCAAGGGCGATGCTGATGAGCGGATTGCAGGCTCCGGATGCGCCGGCGTTGGACTTCTACCGGATGTTGGAGGCGTATTACTTCAACAACGGGCTGTACGATGCGACTCAGCAGATGCTGTACGAGAACGGGATTTGGACGGCGGGCATGAAGGCTTTACGCAACCCTGCCAAACGTACCGTTGAGTTTCACGTGACTCACATTTGGCCTGGCTCAATCGACAAGGCGCTGCCAGTCGTCACCGCCAATCAACGCATCATCACACCACTGCACAAGGTGTGGGCGTGGTCTAACTGGGGCGTGAAGAAGCAGTTGGCAGCCCGCTGGTTCGCGCTGTATGGTGACTGGTTTTGTAAGGTGTGCACACGGCAGGACTCGGATGGCAAGGTGACGGGTGTCTATCTTCAGAACATTAAGCCGGAGGTGGTGACAGATTTTGAGACGGACGAGCGCGGCAACATCACGTTTATTCGACTCGACATCCCGACAACTGACATCAACGGCAACGGGAAAAACCATACGGAAATATGGTCGAAGGATTTTGGCTTGAGAGTCTACGCCAACTCATCGACTCTCTTGGCCGGCTCCCCCGTCAAGCAATTAGGCCCCCCCTCCCTCTCTCTCTCTTTATCCACCTTCGGGATCGACTTCGTGCCATTTGTCCACGCGAGTTTTATCGACATGGGCGAGAAACGCGGCATCGGCGTCTTCACCCTGGCGCTGGACAAGATCGACGAGGCCAACCGGATGGCGACTCGCCTGCATCAGATCATCTTCAGGTACAACCGCCCCACCGTGGCGATCATGGCCAACGGCAACGACCCGTCCGGCCGGCCGCTGCCGCCGCCAAAGCTGGCCAACCAGCAAGCGGGAGTCGCGGAAGAACACGACGACGACGTGAAGAGCTTTCCGGGCACCTCGAAGATGGAGTACTTGGTAGCCAACCTGAACTATCAGGCTCACTTGGACATTCTGAACGCACAGATGCGGGAGCTTGAGGAAGACCTGCCGGAGCTTTCGTACTACCGGCAGAAGGAATTGGGAAGCAGCATCAGCGGGCGGGCTGTCCGCCTGCTGCTCTCGCAAGCGGTGGACAGAACCATCGAAGCACGGTCCAACATTGAGCAGGCGCTGATCCGCGCCGACATGATGGCGCTGACCATCGGGGCTGTGGCTGGGCTGTGGAAAGACATCGGGAACTTTGAGCACGGCGACTTTGAGCACCTCTTTGCTGAGCGGGAAGTCATTCCCTTCAGCCAGCAGGAGCAAGCGGAGACGATCAGCATGGAAGTATCTGCCGGCGTGCCGCTGGTGACCTCAGCCAGGCGCAGAGGTTGGACGGAAACGGAGTTGGAGCGGATGGAGCGGGATCGGAACCATGATTTACGTGATTTGCTTGATAAGAGCGGACGATTTGCTAAGCAAATCGGGCAAGAGCAAGTCGGGACATCGCCGGCCGGGAGCCAGGCTGCCAGCAGCGGCGAGCGGAACGCGGGCGAGCCGCAAGCGCCGGCGGCGAAGCAAAGTATTGGCAAGGCGGGGCTGTCGTGAAATTTATTTCGCTCTACTCTGGCATTGGTGGTCTTGACCTGGGGCTTGAACGCGCCGGCATGGAATGTGTCGCACAGGTCGAAAAAGATAACTACTGCCAGAAGGTTCTCAAAAAACATTGGCCGGACGTGCCAAAATTCAAGGACGTGCATGATGTTGGAAAACATAACCTCCCTGCAGCAGACCTTATTTGTGGCGGATTCCCCTGTCAGCCCCACAGTCTTGCCGGAAGCCGGAAAGGCAGCGCAGACGAGCGCGACCTATGGGGCGAAACTGCCCGTATTATTGGCGAAATTAAACCCTTATGGTTCCTGGGTGAGAATGTACCGGGAATATTGTCTAGTGAGGCTGGACGGTTCTTTGGTCGAATACTCGCAGAGCTGGCCGCAGGCGGGTATAGTGTCGAATGGCAGAGTGTACCGGCTGCCGCGTTTGGTGCGCCGCATATCCGCGAGAGGGTCTTTATTATTGCCTACCGCAACGACGAACGAACGCTGGAAATTTCAGACCAACAAGAGCGGGAAGCATCCGAATTTATCGGGTTACGTGATGATGTATCCGACGCCGACGGTGAACGACTCAAAATGCAACGGCAGCCCGTCCCGGGAACGCGGGTTTTCACCAAATTTGAATGCGGTAGTGGATGGGAAGTTGAACCCAACGTGGGTCGAGTGGTTGATGGGTTTCCCGGACGGGTGGACAGACTTAAAGGACTCGGGAATGCCGTGACGCCTCAACAAGCGGAGTTTGTTGGTCGCTGTATCATGGAAGCCGAGGAAGCAAGAAAGGCATTGAGCGATTTTTGGTAATTAGACGTTCACGGTTACGGGAAAAACCGGATGCAAAGGAGCTGAAAAAATGGTAGACGAACAGAAGGCAGCGGAAACGGTCACAGAGTCGGTGGTGCCTGAACTGGCACAGGGTGAGAAGGCTTTCACCCAGGCTGACGTGGATCGGATCGTGAAAGATAGACTGGAGCGGGAGAAGACAGCCCGCGAGAAGGCAGCGGCCAAGGCGAAGGAAGAAGCTGAGGCCAAAAGCCTGGTAGAGAACCAGGCGTGGCAGCAGGTTGCCCAGAACCACGAAAAGCGGGCTAATGAGCTGCTAGTGAAGCTGGATGAACTGGAGCCGTTAGGCGAACAGGTGGAGCGCTACAAGGGCGCACTTGAGAAATACTTGGTGACTGAGAAGAAAGACCTGCCAAAACACGTGCTTGTTTTGCTGGAAAAACTGGACCCGATTGAACAAATCGAGTACCTGGCATCCAACAGGGAAGAGCTTGGCAAGTCAACCAGGTCGGCGGGCATTCCCGCGAGCCCCGAGTCGAAGGCGCGCAGCCTGAGCGAGGAAGACCTCGAAGCAGCGCGCAGAGGACAGGGGATGTTGTACACGAACTTCTGACCATGACCTTGATTTACATGATTTGCTTGAGAAGAGCTGACCATGATTTGCTTGATTTGCTTGATAAGAGCTGACCATGATTTGCTTGATAAGAGCGGATTAGGTCAAGAACAAGGTCAAGAGCAAGTTCAAGATTTCTCTCTTCGTTCGAAATGACAAGCGAACGACTACTAAAAAAAGGATGGTAAAAAATGGCTGCTATTGTATTGGCCACTGCTGCACGGGTTGAGGTTGTTGAAAGTCTTATCCAGTTTACTGGTGTTGCTGCGGAACAAATTACCCCCGGGATGCCGGTTCGCCTGGATACCGCTACCGGTCTGATTTCGAAGGCGAAGGCGACGGATGCCGCTGAGGCGCGTGTCCTCGGCATTGCCGTTGGGACTCATATCGTGATCGCTGGGCTGCCTATCACCGTCATCCGCAAGGGTGTCTTGGATGGTTGGACTGTCACCCAGGATTGGGATGCTCCGCTTTACCTGGCTGACACTGATGGGACGATTGCGGATGCTGCCGGGACTGTTAGCACTGTGATTGGTCGTGTTGTGCCTGGCCATAGTGAACTGCTGGGCGGGGCGTTGGCCAAACTGCTGTTCATTGATCTTTAACCATGATTGACCATGATTGACCATGATTTGCTTGATTTGCTTGATAAGAGCGACCATGATTTACATGATTTGCTTGATAAGAGCGGATTAGGTCAAGAGCGACCATGATTTGCTTGATAAGAGCGGATTAGGTCAAGAGCGACCATGATTTGCTTGATTTGCTTGATAAGAGCGACCATGATTTGCTTGATTTGCTTGACGATTTGCTTAGCAAATCGAGCGGATTAGGTCAAGGTCAAAGGCAAGATCAAAGTTAGAACGACTAAAAAAGGAAGGTAACAAATGGCTTTACTCTATGGATTTGAAAGTTTGAAAGACCTGGCTGCGAAACGGGTCAGTGAAATTGGTGTGGGACTGGTTAGCACTGCGATTCAACAGACCGTGGCAGAACATAACCGGCAAATTGAGTCCCTTCTGGGTATGCTGGTCAAGCCGGTGACTGATTTCAAAGTGACCTACCGCACCCCGACCGCTGCCCGCTTGCAGGGCTTGGATGAATTTGGACGTGCCCGCCCGATTAAGACCGTGGGCAAGTATGACGTTAGCTTTCCGCTGCAAAGCGGCGGGGCTGCCTGGGGCACGACTCACATTGTCCGCGAAAAGATGACCGTGCAGGAAGCCAATGACGCTACTGGCGCTTTACTGGCGGCTGATATGCGCTGGATGCGCGACCATGTACTGGCTGCGCTGTTCAGTAACGCGAACTGGACGTTTACTGACGATCAGTACGGAAGTCTGGTCATAAAGGGACCTGCGAACGCTGATACCGACGTGTACCAGATCATCAACGGCTCGGATGCAGGCGCGACTGACCAGCACTTTGTTGCACAGGCTGCCGCCATCGCTGACGCCACCAACCCTTACGGCGCGGATTACACCGAACTGATGGAGCACCCCGAGAACCAGGGTGATGCCGTGGCTTTGATCTCTACCAGCCTGGTAGCGACTACACAGGCACTTACCAACTACGTTGCCGTCATGGACCCGAACATTCAGACCGCCATCACCGCCAACCGGCTGGTTGGCAGCCTGGGCGTGAAACTGCCGGGTGTTTTGATCGGCTACGTAGACAAGGTATGGATCTGCGAATGGAAGGCAATGCCCGCCGGTTATTTTGTGATGGCCAGCACTCAGGGCGAGCCCCCGCTTGCAATGCGCCAACACCCGGAAACCAGCTTGCAGGGCTTCCAGCGAGCGGCTGAGCGGGATAATCATCCGTTCTACGAGTCTCAGTGGGAACGGCATGCAGGCTTTGGAGCCTGGAACCGAGTCGGCGCTGTGGTGCAGCGGATCGGGAACGCGGCTTATGCTGTGCCGACCAACTACACCAGCCCAATGGCATAACCTTGATTGACCTTGATTTGCTTGATTTGCTTGATAAGAGCGGATTAGGGCAAAGGGCTGACCATGATTTGCTTGATAAGAGCGGATTAGGTCAAAGGTAAGTGCGAGTCGTGTCTATGATATCGGCCAACTGTGCAAAGTGGCACTGTTCTTATAGGGAAGGTAACCGAGCGGCTTGCGATTTCTAAAGGGGTGGTGGAGTCGTGACCACCACCCCAAGTTTTCAAGTACTGCTTTTGATTCGGCGCGTGCGCGGTTAAGATCTCTCTCTTCGTTCGAGATGACAAATCGGTAAAAAGGAAAAGGTGAAAAATGAATGATACAACTTTGGCAACTTTGGCGGGGGTGGTTCTTTCACTGGCGTTTAGCTACGTTCCAGGTCTGAAAGGTAAGTTTGAAGCGCTTAATCCTGATTTCAAGCGCTTGATTATGCTCGGGGCTCTGCTGCTGGTCACGCTGGCAATATACGGGCTTTCGTGTATTGGGTATTCGAACCAGGTTACCTGTGATAAGTCCGGCATCCTGGCATTGGTCAATCTGTTCATCAGTGCTGCCATTGCGAACCAGGCGGCGTATCTGCTGACGGTTCGACCATGATTTACCTGATTTGCTTGATAAGAGCGGATTAGGTCAAGAACTGACCATGATTTACCTGATTTGCTTGATAAGAGCGGATTAGTTCAAGAACTGACCATGATTTACCTGATTTGCTTGATAAGAGCGGATTAGTTCAAGAGCGGAGGTGTGATGATGGATAGCACGGCATTGGTTTATAAGTTGGCCATGGCCAACCAGAGAATTGAACTGGCTTTGACTGAACTTACCGAGAAGTATGGGTTTTTGCGTGCGGCTGAGGAAATACGTAACCGACACGCCGACCCTGAGATAGCCGCGCTTCGCAGAACCGAAGGGATCGCTGATCTGCTTGAGACCTTGCTTGAGGAAATTGGCCGGAAAAACGACCATGATTTACCTGATTTGCTTGATAAGAGTGGATTAGTTCAAGTTCAAGCGCAAGGCAAGAGCGCCCAGCCAAAGAGCGGATTAGCGCAAGCCAAGCGGAGAAAATAACATGCCAGTACCCACCAGTTACACTGAGCACGAACTTGCTGATTTTATGGCGGCTGAGCTGGGGAAGGTTGCGACTCTGCTGGCGTATGCGGTGGGCGCGCTGGATGCTGGCAGCTACCAGGAAGCCGTAAATGAGGCCATCATTCAATACGGGGCTGCCAGTATTGCGCTTTGTACGGACATTCCGAAGGTTAGGGCGTTGGCGCGTGTAGAAGCCTGGAAAAAGGCTTGTAATGACCTGGTGACGTACTACAAATTCAGTTCTACAGGCTCTGTTTTTGAGCGTGAGAGCGTTTACAAGAATGCGGTAGAGTCGCTTGATCGCGCCTATGGGCTGGCTGTGGAGTGGGTTAGTTTCCCGACCTGGCCGACCTATGAAATTGGCGTGACGAGGCTAAGACCGGTGAACGACCCGTACCGGTACATTCCCGAAGACGAGCAAACGGTCTGAACCATGATTTACGTGATTTGCTTGATAAGAGCGGATTTCAATCTAAAATCTACAATCTTCAATCTACAATCGAAAATGAGATGACATTATGACAGCGAGTTTTCCGGGAAGTGTAAAGAGTTTTGGGGCGGTGCGGGCGGATGGGGATTACATCCCAGCTGCGGACATGAACACGGTGCGTGAGGAAGTTGTAGCGGTGGAAACTGAGCTCAGGCAGGGCGGCTGGATAGCGGACGCCCTGACCTGGGCTTATAACGGCCCTGACGCGAATAAGATTGTCATACCTGGGGATGTGACAGGGGTTATGACAAAGGGGACGCGGTTGAAGTGGACACAAACGACCGTGAAGTATGGCGTGGTGGTGAGTGCTGCGTACGCTGCTCCCAATACAACCGTGACGATCATCACGAACACGGATTACACGGTCACGAATGCGGTTATCAGTGCAAATTACTACAGCTACATGGATAACCCGATAGGCTGGCCGGGACATTTTAATTATGCGCCTACGGGTTTTTCTGCAAGTGTTACACACGTAGGCAGATATTGCATAATTGGCTCACGGTGTTTTGTGGATTATTACGCTATTGTTGGCTCGGCGGCGTTTGCGTGGACAGGTATGCCAACCCTACCAGTACCGGTTGGAGCAAACTACAAATCTGTATCTCCAACTGGAACCACATCCGGCGTAGGCAGTTACCAGGATGCGGGCGTTGGCTCATTTCCGTATGTGCTAGCCGCAAACCTCGCAGCCAACGGTACGACCTTTGCTTTCCGATCAACGGGTGGTGTCACAATGTCTGCTACAGTTCCGATAACTTGGGCGAATGGCGATTTTGTTGAAGCACATGTAAATTATGAGTGGTGACGTATGCTAAATAGTGCAGAAGTAGCGGACATGCAGGCTTTGCTTGCGCTGGCGCAAACAGATATTCCGGGCTGGACTCATACCACATACCTGAAGATGGCCGACAGGGCGACTCACGTGACCTTTACCACGGTGGCGCATGTGCTGGCCATCGAAGGGATCGAGCTGGCTGGAGAACTGAAGGACGTGACGAGCCATCTTTCGGGCGGGTGGGAGGAAAAGATCAATGTGCTCAAGAACGGCGGCAGCATGACCTTTCGAGTACATTTCTTGAAGTCTGAGCCAACCTTAGACATGAGTACCGGTCTGGGTGCGGCTGCGCTGGCCAGAACGAAGGAAAAGTTTCAGGTGACGTACAAGGATGGTACCGGGCTGGCTTTTGATGCGTTCGTGCGGCTGCTGTTCAACCAGCCGGTGAATAACCTGCTGCTGGGCAAGATCGTGCTGGATGTGAGCGGCGAAGTGACGGTAATCTGACATGGACATGACTTCAAATCAGCTATTCATAGTGGCGATAGTCGTGGCGATAGCGTCGCCCCTGTTTTTGTTCCTTTCTGGAATGTCAGTATTAATATTTAACTGGCTGTCATCTGCCGAGAACAGGCGTCGTGATGTTGAGGACAGGCACGAGGTTGTGAGGCAGGCTAAAGCGACGGCCGACCTGGCGCACGCTGCCGCGCAAAATGCCGAAAAGGTAGCGAGTAAAGCCGAAAAGACCTTGAGCGTCGTGCAGAATGCCGTCGTGAACGTGGGGCATAAAGCCGACGCAGCCTATAAGGAAGCAAATCGGTCAAACCTGAAAATTCAGGCTGTGCAGGATGCGCTGACTGAGGTTTTGAATATGCCGCAAAAGGCGATTACAGAAACGACAATGACTAAGAGTGAAAAGGATAATGTGACCTAGGAGTCTTTGAGATGAACCATTGTATTGATTGTTATGCAGTGATTTCTTGGTATGCCACGCGCTGTAAGGACTGTGGGCGCAAGCGTGAATTGCAGCTGCTGCGAGAGCGGCGCGCAGGGCAGGCAGGGGAAAGAGAGCTTCGGCTGTGCCGGTGTGGCTGTGGTGAAGAATTCACCCCTCGGAAGGGGAACCAAAAGAACATAACCGGACATAGCAAAAAAGCGCATGACGAGCGCAAGAGTCACCATGATTTAGTCGTCAAATATTGCCAGTGTGGCGCCGCAATTGACGCAAGAAAGAGAAAATGTGACGCCTGCAAGCGGCGGCTGGTCGTGAACTACGAAAAGCGTCGGACGGCAGACAGGAGAGAAGAACGGGCGGTTTTCAAGTCTTCGGTGCCGAAGATGACACCAGAACAGCGGATGGCGGCGCTGGTCTGGGCGAGTCGGCAGCCTGGGTACAACCCGCGTAAGCCAGCGGAGACGATGATGAAATACAGCGAGGTGATGAGATGATTGACCAGGATGGCTTGTTGCGTGGATTTTTAGAACCGGTCGAGGGCGAAATTAAACGTTTGAAAGATGAGTTAACAATGATGACCACTGATCGTGACAAGGAGGCGCGTTGGGCGAAACAGTATCACGACACGGCGGCGCAGTTGGAGATCGAGCGAGACGCGCTGAAGGGCGAACACGCTGACTCATTGCGGCGTGAAACAATGGCCGTCGAAAGCCAGCGCGAACTTGAGAGCGAGCTTAACGAGTGGAAGCGGGAATACGATCTGCTTCAAATTCGCGCCATAAACGCGATAAAGGAAGTGGAACGGCTAAATGCACTCGAGACTGAACGCGCTGATTTTCTCTTGCGCGTAATTGGAAATCGAAGTCTCGAACACTTCGCGGTCAGGTGGAAAGAACTAGTAGCCGAGAATGAGCAGCTAACCGGGCTTTATGACGGCGCGAAAACCGCTGTCGACGCGGAGTGGAAAGAAATCGAGCGGTTGCGAGCGGCGCTGGAGTATCACGTCAATTTACACAAAAACTTTCCGGCACACGGTTCTGCGCGAATGATGGAAATGGAACGCCAACTGTCTTTACGCAGACAGCTCGGGATACCGATAGAACGGGAGGCGCTCCCAGAATGTGATTGCGACGGCTGCATGAAAGCGCGAAAAGCGCTGGAGGTGAAGGAATGAGCGATATTACTGCTGCTTGGATTGTGTTAATCGCAGGAATTATTGTATTGATAACTTTGTTTGTTATCTCACTGGTTATGCGCGTACGTATCGAGCAAGATGTCCGTGACCATGTTGCTGACATCGGCAAAAAGGTAACTTGCAAATGGACATTTCCCGGAGACGATGATGGAGTATGGTCAACGGAGTGCGGAGAAGAATTTGTCATCATTGACGGCGAGCCGTTCGATAACGACTGGAAATACTGTATATATTGCGGTAAGACGCTGGAGGTGTCCTCATGAGCAGCCGCCATCCCACCCAGGGCGGGAAAGGCAAGCGCATCCAACAGGACAGGCCGCCGTCAGCGAAGTACGTTGATACGGTCTTCTGCCGGTGTGGACGGCTGAATATTATGGTCTCGTCTGGCGTTCCGATTCCGTGCCCGGATTGCGGGGCGGTGCTGCGGATGGATCTAGACGGCCATGCAACGGTAGAAACAAGTACTGCTTTTGACTCGGCCGCGAGGCGGTGTTGATCTAAATTTCATGGTTCAGTTAACTATGATTAAGCGAACCAAGACCATGATTTACTTGATTATCCTGATAAGAGCGGATAAGAGCAAATCGAGCGGACTTTATGAACGATAAATCAGATTGGTGGCTCTATTTCTGGGTGATGTGTGCGCCAGAACGCGATTTGCCAGAAGCAGAGTATAAATTCTGTGCGTCTCGGCGGTTTCGTTTTGACTGGGCGCATCCTACAGCTAAAATAGCGATAGAAATAGACGGCGGTCAGTGGGCCCCGGGCGGCGGCCGGCACGCTGGTGACAAAGACCGTGAGAAATTGAACCTGGCGGCGAGTCTGGGCTGGCGCGTGTTTCGGTTTTCCCCGAGACAATTGACGAGTGAACCGGATCAGTGTGTGAAGTTGGTAGTTGATCTTCTGAACTCAGATTTACTGAACTCAGAACTATTGAAGTCAGAACTACTGAAGTCAGATTTGTGACCTGTACTGAAAAAAAGATTTGGTTTGTGCGACGCGCTACGGAAAACCTGAAACCACGAAGACTCCCTGCGCGTCGCACAGCCCCGCAGGGCACGGGGACGGGGGCACTGCCCCAGCGGGCGGGTCTGGGGGAGGCCACCCCCAGGGTCTTGACCTGGCCTATGCGAGGTGATGCGCGCACTTGCGCATGACCGAGCGTTCTGCCTCTGGCTGGGGAGTGTACACGCCCAGCCGATCTGTTCTTGAACTTGGAGAGTGCATTATGGCTAAATACGGAAGTGCGAAATATGGGCTGAATTTGTACGGGTCGGCGGTGGAGCATCCTTACGCGGGAGTCGCTGGTAAGGTGATGTTTGCTGTGCAGGTGGATTGGGATCGTGACCAGGTGTTTGGCGGTGACATGGAGCTTCAGACCATCACCAGGCTTCGGATAGAACGCGGGAGAAAGCGCAGACTGCAAGCGGATGGCAGCGGGCAAATGCAGCCAGGCGCTGAGGCCTTCGAGATCCAGATTGTGGACACTGCCGCAAGGTATGACAGCTTTAACAGCAGCTCCCCGGTGTATGCCAGCATGGGCGCGCCGGCTGTGCTGCTGCGCGTGATGATCGTCTCCACGACCAGTAAGGCAGCCGGTGAAGCGGTGTTTTACGGAACACTGTTATCAGCGGAACATGACGCCAAGACGGGTATCTCCACCCTGCGCGGCGTGGGACTCTCGATGCTGTTGGAAGTTGGCGCGGCTGCCAGCCTGTACGCGAACTGCCAGAGTTTCTCGCTTGGCGCGGCTGACAGCTACTTTGTGGTTGGCAGCACCCCCTTCCCCATCAATTACTGGTCTGGCAGACCTGGCGGGTTAACACTGAAAGAGATTATCACTATCATCTTGGGTAAAGCCGGCTGGCTGTTAGGGTCCTGGTTTGGCTCTGCGGTCTACAACCTGGAACAGCCGGCATACTTTTACCTGGACGGATCCAGCGCATGGGAGACTCTCAAGGATGTGGCGGATGGGTTCTGCGCGCGACTGTTCTTCTTGCGGACTGGTCGTCTGTTTGCCATGGATAGACTGGACCCGAACGGGTATGCTTTTGCACTGGCAGCGCCTACGCGAGCACAGGAAGCGGCTGGCCTGGCAAGAACGAGCCCATTTGAAAGCCTGCGGAACTACGCACTGGTAAGGGTGAGGCCTCACAGCGTCTACCCGTTTACATCACCTGCCACGACGGCGATGTATGTCACGGCGTGGAGCAACGGCGGGCCCGTGGCAGTGCCTCCGCTGTCTATCGTGGACATCAACATCGAATACCCTGTCAGCCTGGGCAAACCCATGCAGGGCAATTGGGTGAGAGTGAACACGAACGCGATCACGGAAGTAAAAAGACACCTGGTAAACTCTGCTGCCGATAAGACCGGTACGGATATGGGCACGAGCACGGGAACCGGCGCCGGAGAATACAGCCGGCTTGTGCAGCAGATCGGCGAGAACAGTTACGGCTTAACCTATGTACAGCTGGGCAACAACCAGAAGTTTTGCACTGTGCGGCTGCGAAACTACAGCCCGACCTTGACGGCTTATTTCTTCGACCTGGAAGTGCAGGTTATAGGACTGATCGAAACGGGATCAGAGTTTAGTATGGCGGCGATCAGCGACGCGGCGAGTGTTGTTCTCAATGGAGAACGGAAAATCGTCATAGACTCACGCTGGATACAAGACTCAACCATGGCGCGGAACGTTGGCCAAAGCTACATCGATGCACTTGCAACCAGAGAGCAGGCCAGTGTTGTGACGATAACCTACCAGTGGAGCGGAGACCTGCTGTATGCCAACCTGCTGCTGTACGACCTGGGATCACACGTAGACTTTGGCGCGGCCGGCGGCGCAAGCGCACTGCTGAACTTCGGGATCTATGGGCGGTGGTTGATCGTTGGCCAGAAGGTAGAATGGATCAGTGCCGATGGGCAAGACGCGCTGGTAGAACTGACCTTCGAGAAAACCCCCATAAAGAACGTGCTGGTGAGCGGATCCGCGAGCTCCTCAACAGGCGCGAACGTGAATACCGCGACCTGGGCGCACACTGTGCCGGCCGGAGATAATAGATTGCTGGTGGTGACGGTCTGCCAAAGGGCTGGATCTGGGACGAGCTGCTCTGGCGTGACTTATGGCGGCGTTGCATTGACGAACAAAGGCGGCTGTCAGCAAGGGATCGGCGTTACGTACCCACGCATCAGCATGTGGTATCTGCTGGCGCCTGCTGCTGGCAGTGCCAACATCGTGGTTACGCTGGGCGGCAATGATTACTTTGAAGCTGGGGCGGTGGACTTTGTGAACGTGCATCAAACTACCCCGTTGGGCACGCTGGTCAATGCTTACGCGGCTGCTGGGCCGGCTGTGGTGACTCTGACTGGCAGCACTGGTGACCTTCTGATCGATGGTGTTGCTTACCTGAACATCGGGGCGAACGCGGCTGCCGGCAGTGGGCAGACTCAGCGGTGGAGTGCAAGCAGCGACGCGAATTGGAAGGGCGCGGGAAGTACCGCCCCTGCCCCTGGTCAGGTAGATATGCGCTGGACGCTGCCGGCCAATGGTTACGCGGCGTGTGCGGTGGCGGTCAAGACGGTGGGAGGGTAACCGGTTTGAAAGCGCAAGCAGCGAGCACTTAAGCGATTTTTTTAGCAAATTGGACTGCTTTTGTCCACATTGTGAGACGTAAAAAATACCAGACCGGTGTAAGGGTCTGGTATTTTGCTGGTAGGTGGGCGGGGTTAGGCTATTGTGGGCATTGTCCAGTGGTATTCATCATCCTGCCCGTATTTTTTTTCTGCCTCGGTTATGCAATCATCCGGGTCGCAGGCGACAATTGTCTCAACCAGTGGCCAGTTGTCGGAACCGTCAATTACTTTATAAACCTTGAGTATGTATTCATACGTCCAGTCGTTCGGTCGGTTGTCTTCGTAAAGATCCATTTTTAGAGACTCCTTTTTGCTGGTGCAGGCGGGGGTGGGATTACTTTTCGCTCCACACCACGACAAGTGGGCTGTCGTGGTCGAGAACGTAGGATATATCTTTTGATGCGGTTACTAGGTATGATTCTACGTCGTTGGTTCCTGAAATGAACTCGGTTTCGACTATGTACCTCATAGCGTTTTGCAACGCTAGGGGCTCAGTCGATGATGGTATGCGATATGTAACCAGGTACTTAAATTCTTTCATTTTAGAGACTCCTTTTTTTATCCGGTCAAGCGGGCCGGCACGCATAAATAATTATACTGCTTGCGGGTCGTCAAGCTGCAACATATTGGCTTTGGCTTTGATTTCGCAGTCCTCGCACAACCAAAGATTTTTTATTTTGGTTAAATAATCTTGGGTGGTGAAAAGACCGTGGCATCTGTCGCACTCTGAGAATATTGGATCGTCTGGGGGATTAAGGTACCACTCGGGATCACTCATTTTATTTTTCCTTTCGGCTGCCAGGGTGCAAGGCTGGCAGCTGGTGAACTATTTTTTGATCGCAATAACCTTGCGGGGTTGGCCGGCCTCGGTCAGCGATGCTAATAATTCGATCGGGGCGGGCAAGGTGTTTAACCCAGGCTGCAAATCTTTGGGGTCTATCTTTAGCACTGCGAGCATTTCGGGCCAAACGCGCACACCAAACTTTGCGAATTTACCGCCTCGAGCCTTGAAAAGTGGCTTGCCGTCCACGTAATCCAGGCTGATCGCATCGCAGACAAAAGCGATGTTTTGACCTGGGGTTTCGCTGGCGGTGGCTGCCGGCTGGGTGGCGGCAAGGGTCAGACCATCGCGGATGGTGGCCAAATCTGTTTGCAGGTTGGTAACCTGTTCGCCGAGGTCCGCGATTTCTTCGCGGATCTCGGCGAACAGCTCGCGCAATTCGGCGGCTGTGACTTTGTCTGGGGCGGGCGCGGGTGTTGCGGGCTGGGTGGTGGGGGTTGGGGTTGTCATAGTGTGTCCTCTGTTAGGTTTTCTTCCTGGTTTGGGTTGGTGGTGTAAATGGTGATTTTGCCGGTTTCGCTGTCGTCAATCCAACATTGGGACTCGGCTGTAAAGCCGCAATTCTCAAACCACCGGCCGGAAAGGGTTAAGGCAGCCGCGCGCGATTCGCGGCTGTGCGCTGTGCGAGGTCGTACCAGTTCGCGGGTCTTTAGCGTCCTCATCCGAGCACCTCAACGGGCGGGATAGTAAAAATATTGCCGATTCGTGCATAGTCGCTAGTTTGGGCTATATCGCACAGGATACTTTCGGCGTCGAATGCTCCATCTTCAAGCTCTATGTCAATATAATCGGCGTCTTTTTCGGTGTTGCAATTTAGGATTAAAAAATTATCCTTTGTGATTTCTGCCGTAAATCTGCCGGGGAAAATTTCAAGCAGTCGGTTTAATACGTCTTGTTGGGGCATGTGGTCAACGTGATACATTTTCTTTGTCCTCTATTGGGTGACGGGGGCGGGGTAGGCTGCCCAGCCCCACCTGGTGTGATAAAACCGGTAGCCGTGGCTTGCAAGCCAACCCAGGGCATCGGTCACGCTGAAATCGTCGTAGGGATCTTTGACGGTGATAATTCGACTGTCGTCTTGCAGGGTTTTGGTCACCTGCCAGGCTTCTTGATAATATTCCGCGCTGTATATTTTTGTAAACTCGATACGCTTAAGCATTAGTCACTACCCTGGCGGCGGGTCATTACGCTTATGCTTTTGACTTCGGCGCGCGTAACACTGATTGAGCCGAGCGTGCCGAGGATGTGCACGCATAGCATCTTGGTACCGGCGCCCGGTACGGGGGGCTGGATGTCAAAAGCCTCATAACTGTAGAGCACTTCCACGCGCTGATTTTGGTACGTGCCAAAAACTGCGGCTATTTGTGCGTTTTTGGGTAGGCGTGCGAGGGGGTAAGTTGTGTACATCATTTTCAGAGACTCCATTTTGAGCCGGTCAAGCGGGCCGGGACGCGGGCGGGCGGGTTGACGGCTGTGCAGGCGGGGCGAGATAACGCTCAAGTCTGGCGACACGTGCCACCATCCATCGCCTCTTTGTCGGGTCAAGATAGGGATCGTCAAGCTGCTCTATCAGCAGCTTTATTTCAATTTTTTCATCGGGCGAAAGGGTAGGCATGGGTTCCTCGGGATCTAAAAAAAAGAAGGCTGGGCGGGGCAGCGGGCGACAACCACGGCGGGCAAATCAACGGGTAGCAGAAGGTAACAGGCTGACCAAGCCGAAGTAAAGCCGGCCGCAGTCAGGGCAGCGGTGGCAGTCAGGCGAACGGTGGCGGGGTGGGCGGTGGGCTGAGCGGCACGGGCGGCAAGGATCGCGGCACGGGCGGCCTCGGGCGGGCAAGGAACAAAGCGGGGGAGGGGTGTCTCGGTGTCTCGTATCATAGACTGATTGTATCACATCGTGATACGAAAAGCAAGGGTAAAGAGAGACCAAAATCAAAACCCGAGCCCCAGGCGCAAGGAGCACAGGCACAGGCACAGGCGCAGGCGCTGGCGGAGAAAATCGAAAATCAAAACCTGATCGAAGAGCGAACCCCACGCCCTGCCCCCAGATCGCAAGCCAAGACAGTAATAAAAAAAAAACTGATACGAAGATCCATTTTTTATTCGTATCAATTTTTTTTTTATGGGCTGGAACGAGCAAGATGGCAGGCAGCTAAATAGATTTTTTGCTTGACCTGGGTACTGTGTAGGATCGGTTGTGGTTTGTTTTTGTGCTGGATGCACTACCCCAGAACAAAAACAAACCATAACCGGAGCATTTGAACTTGATCTTGATCTACTGAACTCAGATTTTCTGAACTCAGATTTCAGATTACGTGGAGAAACAATCCAGTACACGAGCAGGGCTTGACCTGTTTCGAGCGTAGGGGTACTTAATCTACAGCAAGATCAAGCTTTGGGAGTAGGTGCTTTGCATGATAGACGCGCCAACCGACAGATTGCGGATTTCGCCGGTGGGTAAAAGCCGGAGTGAGTGAGCGAACGGCTAGCGGCAGTAAGATCAAGCCTCGGGTGTAGGTGCTTTTTGAGGGACGCGCCAAGTAACAGATTCTGACCTGTATCCAGCGTAGGGGTACTTAATCTACAGCAAGATCAAGCCTCGGGCGTAGGTGCTTTTTGATAGACGCGCCAACCTACACTTGGGCGCACACGAGCAGGGCTTGACCTGTTTCGAGCGTAGGGGTACTTAATCTACAGCAAGATCAAGCTTTGGGAGTAGGTGCTTTGCATGATAGACGCGCCAACCGACAGATTGCGGATTTCGCTTGGAGGACGCGCGGTTTGAGCGTCAATGCTTGCGGAGAACCGCGCGGCAGTAAGATCAAGCCTCGGGTGTAGGTGCTTTTTGAGGGACGCGCCAAGTAACAGATTCTGACCTGTATCCAGCGTAGGGGTACTTAATCTACAGCAAGATCAAGCCTCGGGTGTAGGTGCTTTTTGATAGACGCGCCAACCTACACTTGGGCGCACACGAGCAGGGTTTGTGACCTGTGCAGCCATCCGAAACGGCAGCCGCCATCCAGCTTGCCAGCGGAAGAGCCTGGTTTACCCAGCCGCGCCACGAATGAATTGAACGTAAAGCGGCTGGGCAGACAAACTCAATCGAACCCCTTCCAGTGGAAGAGCCTGGTTTACCCAGCCGCACCACGAATGAATTGAACGTAAAGCGGCTGGGCAGACAAACTCAATCGAACCCCTTCCAGTGGAAGAGCCTGGTTTACCCAGCCGCGCCACGAATGAATTGAACGTAAAGCGGCTGGGCAGACAAACTCAATCGAACCCCTTCCAGTGGAAGAGCCTGGTTTACCCAGCCGC